GGTCTAACAGACAACAACAAAAAAGGAGACTCCGTGATGGAGACTACGACATTTAGGTATGACTGTACCCTTGAGGCAGATCATATTATTAAACAAGAGGTTCACTTTATTGAAGGACAATATTTCTTGGTTAGTAAGATTGATGGGCCTGAGACTATGGTCTTTCATTGTACTGAGGCAGGTAATGTCTTAGATTGGGGTGGAGAGTTTGCAGTCTATGAAGATATAGATATTGCAGAAACAGTGAAGAGATTCAAAGCTAAGGTTTGGAGACACAATATTATTAAGTTATCAGATGAGCTGAAGGCTGAAGCCAATGCTTGTAACGAAAGGTTTAGACAAAGTGATGGGGAGTAGACTCTTATTGTTTTTTCTTTGTGGCTGCTCGGCACAACCCGTATTCGATCAGCCTGACATCAAGTTTAATGAACCTGCCGCCCTATACGGAGCTGGTGATCAGCTTGGTTATGATACTTTTATGGACTATGAAATGATGGAGGCATTCAATGTCAGATTCATTTACGATTGAGGTTGAAGTAACTTCTCAATATTATGAGACTGTACAGTTTACATTCTCACAAGAAACACTTGACGTACTTAACTGTAAGAACAAAGATGAGCTTCTTGAAAAGATTCAGAACGAAGACATTGATGCTTGGGATTACTCAGAAGAAGAACACTGGGACTCTTATGACAGTGAAGTAAAACAAATCTATTGGCAGGATGCCAAGCATGTTGTATAATTATGAGGATATCACGCCTGATCAATGGCTAGATATCAATATGCAACACGATATGAACAAAGAACAGGAACTAATAATGCCAACTAATCGTGCAGTCTACTGTGCAGATGGAGAACAAATGCCTAACTGGTGTATGAATGAAGTAAGTATGAGCGGTGGTAAGTCTGATATGGAAGACTTCCTCGCTGAATTTTGTGAACAAGATCCAAGCGAGCCAACTCGCTATCGTTTCTTGTATGAAAAGATCTCGCCTATTGGTGAGTATGAACAAGATGATACCAATTGGAATCAAATCCAAGCTCAACGTGATGCTTGGGGTTGCAAGTGGGATATGACTGATTATGCTTTTACTACCTATACAGAAGAGTGGAATGACAAAGAGTGGATTCACCTTGACGGTAACTATGATACCCCATGGGGTCCACCCTACAAGATCTACGACAGGATTGTAGAGATTATTGAAGAGCGTGACTGGGACATTGAGTTCAATGAATGGTTCTTCAAAGAACCCGGCATGCAACTTGCAGGGTGGTTGCCAGAATGAAGTTCTATCACCACCTTACATTGGATGAAGCAACTGCTAGACATGGCTCATGCGAAGACTTTCGCTTCTGTTTTGCAGAGGATGTTGCACCTAAGATTCGTTCAGTTGATATCCCTCGTATCATTGAACGTTTGCAGTATCACTATGAGTCGTATCAGATCCTAGAACAAGAGCACTGGGATAAGATGCAGCACAATCATGGAGATGAAGAATGAAAGTTGAGAATAAGAATGCTCACCAATCTGCTAACAAAGTGTATTACTATGCTACCTGCGTGGATGAGGTGGGTAAAATTAAACACCTGCTTCTTACAGAATCTGAGCTGGATAAATGTGAAGATCGGGCAAAGAAAAACCGTGAAGATTTACCGAGCGGGTTCACTGCTATTTATGTTCAGCGTAATACATTCTGGTAAAAAATAAATTAATTAACACAACCTTAACTTGAAAGGAAGTATAATGTGCATGTTGCCTGACGATAATGATGATCTTGAAGATGATGTTCACTGCTATAATTTAGATGATATAGACGATAATAATATTATCTTTCAAGAAGAAGTTGACAGACTAGATTATAATACTTATAATATAGAGGAAGAATAATGAACTATATTGATCTTGCTATTCCAGAAGATGATGACATTCGTGATGAATGTATGTCAGTCATTGAAGACTGGATGATGAATGAAGAAGACATGGAAAGATTTGCCAAGTATATCTTCCCATATCTTAAACCACACTTGGACAAATTGAAAGACGAGGAGACTAATCGTGCATGAAATGTATGAAAATGATTCGGCTATGTATGCTGGTAGTTCCGCTTGGCATGGCTTGGGTACTGTTGTGGCTGATGCCCCTAGTCCTTACGATGCGCTTAGACTTGCTGGCTTGGATTGGCGAGTCATCCCTTCGCACAGCATTGGCTGTAATTACATGCGGGGGGATACTGAGCATACCACTGTTACCTCTGAAAAGGTAGCCAACATCCGTGAAGACACTGGTGATGTGCTTGGTTGGGTTGGTCCCAACTATAAGCGTATCCAAAACATTGACGTAGCCGAGCTGGCTTATGCCGTGGCTGGTAATGACACCAAGGTAGAGACTGCTGGTAGTCTTCGCAATGGTGCTCGTACTTACTTCTTGTTGAAGTTCAACGAGTTCTCTACGCAACATAGTGATGATGTAACCAATGAGTATCTGTTGCTTGCTAACGGACACGATGGTTTGATGGCATTCAATGCTATCCCAACTGCTATCCGTGTTGTCTGTGCTAACACCTTGGCTATTGCCATGGCTCAAGCAAATGCCTATCGTATTGCCCACAAGGGTAACATGGAAGATAAACTTGCTGACCTGTATGATGCTATCGTTGCAGCCAAGCAAGACAGTCGTGTCTTTGAAGACAAGGTTCGACACCTTGCTAATCAAGGCATGACTCGTCACACACTGAAAGATTACTATGATCTGATGTACAACAAGTACTTCAATCAAGTCGATGATAAGTCATCTGACCGTGATTGGAAGAAGAAAATTGAAACCACTTTGAAGTGGGAGAATAGATTTGAGATTGAAGCTAGTACTGCAGGTAACAACCTGTGGAATGCATTCAACTCTATCACCTACTTTGTTCAGCACACCCTGCCAACGCGTGGTCGTACTGAAGCACAACGTCGAGAGAATCGACTACATACAAACATGTTCGGAACCTCTGGTTCTCTGAAGACTAAGATCTTTGAGAACACTTTGGAACTGATCTAATGAATCACGCGCACGCCCTCTCAGCGTGAACCCCGAATACTACTCAGGAAACTGGGTAGTATTCTTTTTCCAACATAAGGAGTATGCATGCTTTGGGATAAACTGTCTTATGAAGAACAGCAAAGAAGAATTGATGTTGAATCTACTATGGAAGAGGAGACATTGTTATCCTCTATCCAAAAGTATTGGGATGATTACGACAGGGCTCCTGATGAAGGTATCCCTGAACAAAAACTGTTAGATGATTTTATTGAGGATCTAGCACCGCAGTATCAAGAATGGATTGATAAGGTATCTAATAGTCCTAAGTGTCCGCAGTGGGTCTACCCATTGTTTGCTCTTGGTGCTCACAAGATGGCTGATCTAACACTTAGATCTGTCATGCGACTGTGGTTAAATAGTAGTGCATTCAAAGAAGATAATGATGGTATTATCCATCCACCACTAGCACAGCATGTGGTTAGAATGATTGCAAAGGATGCTGTCAATATTATTTCTTATCAGTTTGCTAAAGATGAATTCAAACAGGACTGGCAACGACAGTCAAAGTTTATTAAAAACTGGTCAGAGAAAAGATGTATAGCATTTGCTACTAAGATGGCAAAGATTCCAGAGATGACATTAAAACAAAAGGATGACTTTGGTCATCACATGTTGCGTATTGCAGAAGCATCTGGTGCTATTCAAACTACAAAGAGAAGCAAACGTAGAGGCAGGGGCTGGACTCATGCACTACATGTAGAGTTTAGTCCTTCTCTCCTAGCATATCTAAATGAAAGACATAAGTTGATGGAGACATCTATGCTTGTGTATCGCCCTATGATTATACCACCTGTAGATCATCAGATAGATAACTCGGGTGGATACTTACATCACTGGATTAGAAAAGAAGTTGTACACAGATATGTATCTGAGTATGCAGAAGACAAAGCTATTCACCAGAAACATTCAGAGCCATCACAGTTTGTACTTGATGGTGTTAATGCTATGATGCAGACTGAGTGGGCTGTAAACTCTAGAGTCTTAGATGTAATGGAGAACATGTTCAAATCAAATAACAGGCAGGCTAATCTACCAGCCTATGACTTTGATGAGTTTAAGTTCTCCGATCCATATCCTGAAGATGCACCTAAAGATATACAAGCTAAGTGGTGTCAACGTAGAGAAGAGATGTATAGTGATTGGTTTAAACAAGAGCAGGCTAGAGCTAGAATGTTAGTTCGCCTATCTCTTGCTAAAAAGATGCAGAAGTATCAGTTCTTTTACATGCCTATTACGCTTGACTTCCGGGGGCGAGCGTATACTACATGCGAGCTGCTGTCTCATCAGAGTTCTGATTTTGACAAAGCATTGATTCATTTTGCTGAGCCTGTTAAACAAACAGAGCGTGGTTTATATTGGGTTAAAGTGCATGTGGCTAATCTGTTTGATCAAGATAAACTATCATTTAATGATCGTGTTAAATGGGTAGATGATAACATGGATATGCTGCAACGTATTAATACAGATCCATACGAAAACAAAGAATGGATTTCAGATAAAAAGAAAAAGAACCCATCATTCCAAAGACTTGCTGCTGTGTTTGAGTTGTGTCGTACAGATGGATTGACGCAGCTTGCACCGCAGATGGACGGGGCTTGTAATGGGTCGCAGCATTGGGCTGCTATTATGGGGGATGAGGTTATTGGTACGCTTACTAATGTACTACCTGAAGATAAACCTCAAGACTTGTACCAGTTTATTGCAGACAAGGCTACAGAGTATTGTAAACTAAATACAAAAGATATACCATGGTGTGAAGACTTCCTAGAATACTGGCCTGACGGTATTGATCGTGCTGTAACTAAACGACCTACTATGTGTGATGCATATGGACTTACGTTTTATGGTATTCAAAAGTATATTAAGATTGAAGGTCATGTTGACTGGGTGCCAAAAGATAAACAGGGTGGGGCTATTGTAGAGCTGGCTCGTGCTATCCAAGCAGGGCTAGGCGAAGCATTGCAAGAACCTAATCGTGGTAAAGAATGGCTCAAAGAATGTGCTGAGATTTGTGGCAATGCTGAGATGCATCTGGAATACACTGTGCCTAGTGGATTTAAAGTGGTGCATGCATATTATCAAATCAAGAAGCGTCGTTCACTAGCGTCACTCTTTAACCACAAAGAACTTATATTCTGGAATGTCTCTAAAGATGTGCATAAAGATAAGGCAATGTTAGGTATTCCGCCTAACTATATACATTCACTAGATGCTAGTCATATGTTCTGCACTATTAAACAAATGATTAATGCAGGTATTGAAAGATTTAGTATGATACATGATTCATATGGTTGTCCTGCACCGTATGTGGATATGATGAATCAATTTATTAGAGATGAGTTTTTAAAAATGCACAAGGAGAATCAACTTGAAGTATTCAAACGATGCGTCGAAGCAACCACGGGTGTCACACTCCCTGATGTCCCAGAACGAAGAGACATGGATCTCACAGGAGTCTTGGACTCCAAGTACTTCTTTTCCTGAACGTGTGGAGATATGGTGGCATGATGCGGAAACTTGTGGCGGTCCCGGTTGGGTTGATAGGAATGATGCTGATGATTATATATTTAGTAATCTTCCTATTATTAAATCTGTTGGCTTTCTTTGTGCTATTACCGATACTCATTATTCTATTACCGATAATGTGGGTCACGACCAAATTGGCGGGGTCACAAAGATACCTATAGGTATGATACAAAATGTTTACTATTTAGAAAGGACTAATAATGACACATCTAGTAATCAATTCAGAGGGTGATATGGAGAAAGGTATTACAGAAGCTGTTACTCTAGCAAAGATTGATGGCTCTAATCTAACAATAGAATTACCTTCAGAAAATTTTGCAAAATTATTTATGGAAAATATGTTCGTTGCCTTTGTTGAGGCAGGTGTAAAGAAAGAAACCGATATGCAGTTGAACGTAATGTTCCCTGTAGAGGAGGATAATGATGAAGAAGAAAGCGATGGAGCAGGCAAAGAGTAAGCCTGCCGCTAAGTTCTTTCACAAAGGAGAATGGTTTGACGTTCTCGAAGTGAAAGAGTATAATTACGATGAGCTTAATGCTCTGCAGCGGTTGCATATTGATGGTCTTGTTGACCTGTATGCACCGCGTCGTGCTGAAGCTTGTAAGTACAAGCATAATGCTGATGAGAAAGGTCAGTTCATTTCAGCTGAGTATATCGAGGGCTCAGAAAGAATGGTAGATCTTCCCTCCCATGTTGATCAATGGAAGGATGACTACAAACGGAGATTTAGAAATGGCAAGAGTACTCGTAATAGGTGATACCCACTGTCCAGCCATGGACCTTGGGTATCCAAACTTCCTAGAAGAAATGGCTGATCAGTGGGAGATTGATACCGTAGTTCATATCGGTGATGTCGTAGACTGGGCTAGCATTTCCTACCACGAGAAGATGCCCGGCTTTGATAGCCCAGCCTTGGAATACCAGAAAGCTCTGGATCAAGTGCAAATGTTGTATAAGTTATTTCCTAAGGCTACTGTCATGACGGGTAATCATGATGACCTACCCCGGAGACAAATGACTACTGTTGGCTTGCCTGAAGAGTGCTTAGTTGACTACAACTATCTGTGGAAAACTCCGGGCTGGGATTGGAGGCCAAGATATGCTACTCACAATTTGGATGGTGTGTTATATCGGCATGGCGATAGCGGTCGTGGTGGCAAGTATGCGGCACTGAATAATGCTATGGATAACTTTAACTCTTATGTGCAAGGGCATACTCACTCACTAGCTGGTGTTAATTACTATCGTAATGAAGGTGGTAGAGTCTTTGGTATGAACGTAGGCTGTGGTGTAGACCACGATCAATTAGCTATGTACTATGCACGGAGATACAATGCCAAACCTATCTTAGGCTGTGGTATTGTATTGGATGGCAAGTATGCATACTGGGAACCATACAATGGCATTGCGTGATGACTTAAGAGAAAAATGGTTTAAGAATAATAGTCGTAGTTATAAAGACCGCGATGTAAAATTTGGTAGAAAAAATAAAAACAAGTGGTATCCTACTAACATGAATGAACAAGGCAAGGGATCAGCACCACGAAATAAAAATATTTCTTATGCTGAAGAAGACTTGCGTTGGAAGCTCGCTTTTGGTAAAATATCCGAACAAGAATTCAATGAAGCCATGGAGAAATTAAATGGCAAAGAATCAAATTGATAGTAGTATTGTTGCCCGTATGAAGAAGGCGGGAAGAACTCGTCGGCAACATAAGAACAAGTATGGTCAGCGTAAGGCTGGCAGAAAGAATTGAGGTAATCATATGAATGATCCTACTAAAGTGTTTAACACTCACACCCTAGATGTGAAATGGTCACATCTGCATCGTCCTGATGATAAGTTTGGTGCTCCCGGCAACCATAACGTAAGCGTCGTTGTTGACGATCAGCTTCAGACGCAGCTCAGTGAGATCCAAACTGCCCTTGGTGGTAAGAAGATCAATGGTATGTATGAACAAGAAGATGCTCAGATCCTTAAGGTCAAGTCTACCTTGTTTACTAACCCACCAGAGAATGGCGGAGAGAAGAAAGATATCTACCCATGTGTAGATGCTAACACCAAGCCTACCAAGGCTGTGCCTATGGGCGGTGACAAGGTTCGGCTTCGTCTTAAGCCTATGCTTCTCAAGCGTGATGGCTCTGTATCATTCTTCTTAAATGGTGTCCAGATCATTGAGAAGGGTGAACAACAGCAGAGCAGCGGCTTTGATAAGACTGAAGGATTCGATGGCTCTGAAGCCATGGCTCCTGAGGTTGAGACTCAAGACACCCCGTTCTAATGGAGTGGTCCTTTCCCATTAGTCCTGTTGCGGCTAGTAGACCTCGTGTGTCAAAGCACGGGGCCTACTTTGCCGGACCCTATAAAAACTTTCGACGCGAAGCAGCGGAGATTGTAGACGATGTATTGGGAGAATGGGAACCGCTGTCTGGTCCATTGACTGTAGATCTTGAACTGTTTATTGGCAGACCAAAGACTACTAAATTAGATGCACCAAAGGCGGACATTGATAATTTTGTAAAGGCTATCTTTGATGTCATGAATGGTAGACTATGGGATGATGACTCACAAGTAATTAAACTATACGCTACAAAGCAGTGGGCTGAAGATGCAAATGGATATTTTGTTTTGGGAATTAACAAGGAGAAACCCAATGAGTGATTGTAATGAAACTAAATGCAGTGTTGAAGACTGCGTGACTCAAGCTGCCGCTTACCTGTGTCAGTTTGATACTGTTGATAATGATCTTTATATTAACAAGATTGCTAATGGTTATCTTGTAAAGATTGATGGACAAGATCACAATGGTAATTGGATTGGTCGGCAGTTTGCTATGCCAAATATTTCATGTGTTGAACAAACCTTTGTCGCATGGGCAGAGCACAAGCGGGACAACTAACCGCAGGCTCCATAGCCCAATGGCAGAGGCAGTGGACTTAAAATCCATCCAGTCCGGGTTCGAGTCCCGGTGGAGCTATTGGCTTTCGTAGCTCAATTGGATAGAGCAACTGCCTTCTAAGCAGTAGGTTGCAAGTTCGAGTCTTGCCGAGAGCGTTATGTGTCACCCAGTCGGTAGGGTGGCACATTTATTTTAGGAGATAACGTATGTTATTAGAATTATTGTTAGCTGGTCTTGCAGGACCAGACTATACTGAGCAAACCTATGTAGGTGATGCTGGTGAAGATTTTCAGTGGACAGGTAGCTTTGTTGCTTCATACTTCTTAGATGAAGAAGCAAACTCAGAGCTGTTTGTTTATACATTCTCAAATGATGCAACATCTGATATTGCTATCTTCGATCTTGTTATTGATGATACTGTCACTTGGAATGTAGAAGTTAGTCCCGGTGAAACCGTTAGCTACAGCTACACTACTGATGAAGCGTATGGCTATGAGTTTCAACAAGCTGTTCTCTTTAATGCAGAAGAAGGATCTTATGACTTCTTCACTACCATTGGTACTCAGTTTGACGGAAACTTAATTCCTGCCCCCGGTGCTCTGGCTATGCTTGGGCTCGCTGGCCTTGGTAGGAGAAATAGAAAGGAATAAGTATGAGTGTTTGTACTCATCACGAGCCCTGTCCCCAGTGTAGGGGGCAGGGTCGTGATACAAAAGGAGACAACCTTGCGATCTATGATGATGGTCACAAGTATTGTTTCGCATGTGGATATTGGGAAGGAGATAAACCTATGCATGATATAAAACCAGAACCTGTTTATGATGAAGATTGGAAACCTTACAGGGGTGCTTGCCAAGTTCTCTCTCATCGTGGCATCAAAGAAGATGTTACTAAGAAGTTTGACTATCAATCTGCAAACATGAACGGTAAAGATGTAGAGATTGCTAACTACTACAGAGATGGAGAGCTGATTGCTCAGAAGTTGCGTGGTCCTGATAAGCAATTTAAATGGGTAGGCAAAGCACATAACCTTCCGTTGTATGGACAATGGCTGTGGCCATCCAAGGGTGGCAAGAAACTTGTCATTACCGAGGGTGAAGTCGATGCGATGACTGTCTGCCAAATCAATGGCGGCTGGCCTGTAGTCTCATTACCAACGGGAGCACAAGGTGCTTTGAAATCTATCAAAGATAACTTGGAGTTTGTTAACTCGTATGATGAAGTTATTCTTATGTTTGATGAGGATGAAGCTGGTCGAGAGGCAGCAAAGAGAGTAGCTGAGACACTGCCTCCGGGTAAGTGCAAGATTGCTAACCTGCCATTCAACGACCCAAACGATTGCTTGCTTGCAGGTAAGAGTAAAGAAGTTATGACTGCTATGTGGAATGCACAGCACTATAGCCCAGATGAAATCTTGCACATCTCTAATATTAATCTTAATGAAGATACAGAACAGAGTGTGTTCTCTTATCCTTGGGGTAACATGAACAAGTTCTTGATTGGTCAAAGATCAGGAGAGATTACTCTTTGGACATCGGGTACTGGCTCAGGTAAGTCTACTATCATTCGTGAAATCATTTGGGATCATCTCAAGCGAGGACGCAAGTGCGGTGCTATCATGCTAGAAGAATCACCCAAAGAAACTATAGAAGATATTATCTCTTTGATTATCAACAAGCCTGTTCGATCTATCCGTGCAGAACGATTGATGCATAAGCTGATGGAAGAAGAGGGTCAGAATGTTCTGTCAACAAATGAGATTGACACATTCAATGATGCAGAGTATCATGATGCCTTGGGTAAACTAAGCAAGACTGGATTCTATATCTATGACCACCTTGGTAACAATGGTGTAGAGAATCTTGTGCAACGCCTAGAGTTCATGGCTGTATCTCTTGGCATTGAGGTTATTGTTCTTGACCACATTACTGCTGCCGCTACTGGTATGCTTGGGTCTATGAATGATAACGAACGACTGTTGATTGACAGTCTTATGAAAGAGTTGCGATCACTTGTGTCACGCACTGGTGTACACATTCATATCGTATCTCAGCTTGTCAAGAATGGCAAGGCATTTGAAGAAGGCGAACGTATTACCATGCAGGATCTTAGAGGCTCAGGCTCTCTTGCTTCTGTACCCAATACTGTTATCGCATTGGAGCGTAACCGACAAGACCCAGACGAGGTGGTCAAGAATACAACTACAGTTCGTGTTCTGAAGAACCGCCTAACTGGTAAGTGTGGTATAGCTTCAGCTCTCTACTACAATCACAACTGCGGTAGACTGGAGGAAGTCGAGTATCAGGAATCTGATGCAGGCAATGTAACGTTTAACTAATAGGAGGAAGAGTCTCATGAACCGACTCGTACTAGACATTGAAGCCAACGGCTTAAACGAAATTAATTTAAATACAAAAGGCGATGTAATACCTGAGGTAACTCAGGTTCATTGCCTTGTTATCAAGGACGTAGATACAAATGAAATTAAAACTTATACTGGTATGGATATTAGATCTGGTGTTGATGTGTTGCGCAATGCCGACTGTCTTATTGGCCATAACATTACGATATATGACATTCCTGTGCTCGAAAGGTTCTACGGTCCTATTCACACTGAGCAACAAGATACTCTCGTTATCTCCCGAATGATGTACCCTGAGCGTAGTGATCATCCTCTGGGTGGTAACTCGCTTCAGTGTTGGGGGCAACATCTTGGCTGTCATAAACAAGACTATCAAGGTGGCTGGGAAGAATACTCAGATGAAATGCTAGAGTATTGTATTCAAGACGTAGAAGTTTCCCATAAAATTTGGGCAGCACAACAGGAGTTTATTAATGCAAATTCCAAATCTGTTTGGCTTGAGCAGCAAGTTACAAGAATTATTGCTAATCAAATTGCTAACGGCTTTTGCTTTGACATTGATGCTGCATACGATTTGGAAGAAGAGTTGCAGTACAATAAGATTTCTATTGAAGATGAAATGAGACAATCATTTCCACCTATTACTGAAGAACGTTGGTCCGAGAAAACAGGACGGCGACTTAAAGATAAGGTAACAGTCTTCAACCCGGGTTCCCGCAAACAGATTGCGGAGCGGCTTAGTGCCAAGTATGGTTGGGTTCCCCCATTGACCGACAAGGGTAATCCAAAGGTTGACGAAGCTGTGCTTAGAGAACTCAAGTATCCAGAAGCTCAGGTACTTATCAAGTACTTTGATACTATCAAGCTACAGGGTCAAGTATCTGACTGGATTAAACGGGCTTACCATAGCCGTGATGGTAAGATTCACGGCATGGTAAACCCACAGGGTACGGTGACTGGTCGTATGACTGCATCGCAACCAAACCTGCAACAGGTATCAGGAGACAAAAGAGCACGAGCATTATTCAAACCTTCCGCTGGTAATGTACAAGTCGGTATTGATGCTAGTGGTCTTGAAGCACGCATGCTTGCATCCCGTATGGCTAAGTATGATAAGGGAGCGTATGCGAAGATTATCTTAGAGGGAGACATTCACTCTGAGAATCAACATGCTGCTGGATTACCAACAAGAAACGATGCTAAGACTTTCTTCTATGGTTTCTTGTATGGTGCTGGCAATGTAAAGATTGGCAAGATTATTGGCAAGAATGCTAATGCTGGTGCTGCTCTTAAGAAAAAGTTCTTGACTCGTCTGCCAGCTTTGAAGAAAGTTATTGATGATGTCAAGGCACATGTAGATCGTACTGGTAAAGTTAAACTGTTAGATGGCAGGCTTGTACCATGTCGATCACAACACGCTGCACTTAATGTGCAACTGCAAGGCGATGGTGCTATTGTTATGAAGGTAGCACAAGTTCTTCTTGAACGTAAGATCAAGGACATGCCTGTTAAGTTTATGGCTACAGTGCATGATGAGTGGCAGCTTGAATGTCCAGAAGATATTGCAGAAGAAGTAGGAAAGCTTGGTGTACAGGCTCTACTAGAGGCAGGTGAAAAATTAGATTGTAAGATGCCCATTGATGGTGAGTATCAAATCGGAAAGGACTGGTCAGAATGTCACTGATTAGTGTAGACTTTTATGAATTCAAAAACGATCCAGTTGCTAACATGGTATGGCTTACAACTAAGCCTTTGTTTACAAAGACACCGTATCAAATTACTCATTGCAATCTTGTATTAGAGTTTGGTGGCAACAAATATACTGTTGTAACTAGTGATAAGTTTTCAGCTAGAGTATGTGATAGAGATAAATTTAATGAGTTGTATGAGCCACCTGTGTACAGTCATGTATTTGGTGAAACTAATCTTACTTACAGTACACTGTGTAAACTAGTCACTGGTTATCAGGGTAGTATTTTAGAAACTGCATGGTGGCGATTGACTGGCTACTATTTAGGATGGAAGCCAAGATTGTGTACAATTCTTGCACAAGAAATTTTACGAAGCAGTGGATATATGGTAAAATATAATCATAAACCTATTGAGTTTTACAAGGAGTTGAAGAATGAAAACTATTATGTTCTCAGGCAAAGCAAGGGTTGGGAAGACCCACGCTGCGAATCTGATTGCAGAGCTCGCATTTGCGGACGGTCTGAGGCCAGTATTTCTGCCCTTCGCCAAGCCTATCAAAGATAGGGCAAAGGCTGAAGGTTATACTAAAGAAGATAATCCTCAAGAGTATAGATCTTATTGTCAACTAATGGGAGAAACTGCTAGAGAAATAGATCCTGATCACTGGATTAAAGCTTGGCAGACAGAGTTTGAATCTTTTCAAGATAGAGAATTTAATCTTATTAAACAAGATAAGAAACACTGGGAGCATCTTATTATTGTAGATGACTGTCGATATTTAAATGAGATTGCATTATGTAAAGAGATTGATGCACATCTTTGTTTTGTAGCACACGGTCCTCGAGAACTAGAGGATCATCATGGAGATTGGAGAAATCATGAGTCTGAAGAATGGGCTAATGAAGTTGAGAAGAATGGTCAAGATTACGATGTGGAACATTGGATCGAAAATTATAATGGCATCAAGACGTATGAAAGGATGATCAAGGAAGTTTACTATCAGGTCAGTAAGGCTGAGGCTTTCTCTATTGCTAATATGAAAAAGAATATTAAGAAGTTAATGGATTTATTAGACGATGAAGAAACCAAAGACAGCAGTAATTGATGGTGATATCCTAATATATCGTGCCTCATTCTGGGCAGATGTAGAGGGTATTGACGAGCTTCCTGTGCGTCTTAAGCATGATGTAAAGCGATGGACACCACGGGGCTGCAAGCCTATTGTAGCCCTGTCTTGTCCCCGCAAACAGAACTTTAGGCGTAGGGTTTGGTCTGAGTACAAAGCTCACCGTGATGATACTAATCAGCCTGATTGTATTAATTATGCAGTTGAAATTATAGTTGATGACTTTGATATTGTTAAGTATCCCCAGCTTGAGGCTGATGATATTATGGGTATTGAAGCATCGTCTGGTAATGCTATCGCTGTAACTATTGATAAAGACTTACGTTGTGTCCCCGGCTGGCACTGGAATCCTGATAAAGAAAAGAAACCTATCTGTGTATCCGAAGAGGAAGCAGATAGGTTTTTTTATGAGCAGTGGATGACTGGAGATATGACCGATAATATTCCGGGTCTGTGGAAAGTAGGTCCCAAGAAGGCTCAAAGGTTCTTAGATAATACTCCACAAGAAGATTGGGTAAAAGAGATCCTAGAAATGTATCGTGTCGAAGAGAGGCCAGAACATAGGGGTCGAGCAGGTTTAGATCCTATAAGATTTGGTAAGGCTATGGCTTGGTGTGTTAGAATCCTTCGTCATGAAGAATATGATAAGTCTAGTCAGCTCATAAACTTATGGAACTTTGGGTATAAAGGAGATAAGAATGCATTCCAAATGTTCTAACTGTGGTTCAAGTAATATGGTTCAAGCGGGTGTGTGTACTGTATGTACTAATTGCGGATCAACTAGTGGTTGTTCGTAATATATTTTAAAAATAATGGAGAATATACATGCCTTATGTAAAAGAAACAATCCTCAACAAAGCCCAGAAAGCCGTGGCATTATCACCGGCTGAACTATCTATTGTTTTAGGACACATGCTTGAAAAGATTGAGGAGTTAGAAAATGAAGTCAAAGAGCTTTCCAAGAATCGACAACCTCGTGCCAAAGCTGCTAAACGAAATGTACCCACCACTGGAGTATCAGGAGAAAGTGACTCGTGAAGAGTGGGCTTTTCGTGGCGGTCAACGAGATATTATTAGAAAATTAGAAACAATTATTAAACAGCAAGAGAAAGGGGGCCGATGATGCCACATTCACCATTTCACAGGGAAACTCCAGAGGAAATTCAACTAAGACGAGAAGCAGAAAGACGAGCTGCAATGGAAGAGGGTGGATACGGTAGCGGTAGATTTTCTCGGGCATTGTATGGAAAAGAAACAGGTTCACCACAAAGAGGTGGTGGTCCTTTTTCTGGAATGTTTTCACCTCAAATAGATAAAACTGTGGAAGGTCTTAAGAATAGAGGCTTCTCTGATAGAGAAATCCAAAAATTATTTGCTGATATGGATAAAGATCCTGAAGAATATGGTATTAAAGACCAAAAAATATTTGCTAATGAGAATGAATTACATAGATATGTAATGGCATATGTTGATGAATCTAGTCAACTATATCAACAAACTTTAGATACTGAACGAGAAATGAAAAGGGAGGAAGCAGATGCTAGACTTCAGCGAGAATTTGACAAGGCGGTTTCTGAAGCTGCTAGACCTACTGAAGAAGAAGCTGGGTTGGTAGCAGAGCGTCGTAGAATGCAAGCAAAGAGTCAAGAGTATGTTGGCAGTAAGGGTGGAGTATCTATGCAACAGGCTCGCAAAGGCGGTTCTGTTATGATTCCACAAAGGAGGCCAATGTGATTTTTACTAATAGAGGAAAGACTACTGGATTAATTTTCGGTAGAAGTAAAAGAAGAAGAGCAAGAAGACAGGCAAGAAGAGATGCTGCTTTTGCTAAGTTTAGAGCTGGACTTTCTGAAAAATTTAATAAACAATTTATGGCATCGCAAGAACGTCGTAGACAGTTTATGATGGGTGGCGTTGTTGCTAGCTACAGACAAGGACAGACTGAAGCTGATAAAGCTGACTTTGATATTAAGTCTCGTCAAGCTGCTGCAGATAGACTTGCTGAACAAATGTTAACAGAATCAAGAGAGTCTTATAGACCTCGTAAACAATCATTAGGCATGCTGCGTGTGCCAAGGAGGATGTAAGAATGGGTATGGGAGCAAGCTATGATCCGTCTGCTATGCAGGCACAGACACAGGCTAATTTAGAAAGAGAAAGACAATATCGAAAACAAGAGGCAGAGTCTGCTCGTAATGCTAGATTAGAAGAAGAAAAGTTAAGATTATCTTTAGAGCGTGCTGCTCGTGAAGAACAGTATGCAGCCATGCAGGCAGAGAAAGAAGAGATTGAAGAAAAGGAAGAAGAAGCTATTCAAGAACAGGTTGCTCAGAATACTGCAATGGATAATGTTATGGGTTTCTTTTCAGAACGACCGGGGGTACAGATTAATAAACTCGGAGAAGGTGATAGGCCAACATGAGTATTAAAGAACGGTTTCGTGAGCTAGATAGTAGACGTATCCGAAAACTGGAGCGATCAAGATATGTAGCATCCTTAACTGTTCCTTCTGTCTTACCACCTGCTGGCTGGACTAATGAAGAACAGTTGCCTCAACCATTTAGTTCTGTCTCTGCCCGTGGTGTAGTAGGTATGGCATCTAGAATGCTTTCTGCTATGCTTCCTGTTAATGATACACCATTTTTTAAATTCAGTTTAAGACCGGGTACAGAGCCTGATCCTGAAGTTAACAGCTATCTTGAGGCTATGAGTACTCAAGTTTATCGTAAGATTAATTCTAAAAATCTTAGAGAAAGTATCTACCAAGCCCTGCAACATCTTATTGTTGTTGGAGATTCACTTGTTATTATGGAAGATGATTTTTCTTTTAGAGTTATTCGATTTGATCATTTCGTGATGAGGAGGGAAGTTAACGGAGAGCCAAAGGAAATTATTTATCTTGAGTTTGTAGCACGCAGTAATGACGAGGCTATTGAAGATAACTTTAGATCTCAATATAGTGCTGACTATGCCTCTGAAGGTTATGATGTTGTATACAATAGATTAACTAAGGAGGAAGATGACAATGAGTGGTTTGTCGAACGTGAGCAGGACGAGAAGATCATTGAAACTGGTTCGTACAAAGTGTTTCCTATTATCCCTTTGCGTTGGGTTTCTGTTGCTGGTGAAAATTATGGAAGATCCCATTGCGAAGATATCGCAGGTGATATCCAATCCTTAGAGTCATTTACTGAGGCTTCACAAGAAGGTATGGCTGCTGCCTCTACATTCTGGATGGGTGTAGATCCTGCAGGTATTACTGAGATTGATGATCTTGCGGGTCAAGCTAATGGCTCTTGGGTATCTGCTAGGCAGCAAGATGTTATCGCTTTGTCTCCTGCACAAACATTGAATCCACAAATTCAGGCTACATTCCAAGCTGTAGAAACTATGCGTAGAGAGGTTGGTCAAGCATTCTTACTTGACTCAGCTGCTATTCCTAGCGGTGACAGAGTTACTGCTACTGCTGTCCGAAGAATTGGACAAGAGCTTGAGACTGTATTAGGTGGAGCATTTAGTTCTATTGCACGGGAGTTGTTTGTTCCTATTGTAGAACGAGCCGTCTTCTTGATGTTAGAAGAAGGTGAGATTGACCAACGATTACAAGATCAGTTCTTTGAAGATGGTGCATTAAAAGTAGAAATTATTACTGGACTGCAAGCTCTAAGTCGAGATACAGATCTTATGAAGCTTATGCAAATGGGTGAGATGATGCGTAACTTGCCAGCAGAAGCCATGCAAACATTTAAGTTTGAAGAGTATGGTCGTGCATTGATTACCGCTCTTGGCTTTGATGCTAATAACTGGGTGCGTACTGACGAAGATATCAAGGCTGAGAAGGCTGAGCAACAACGTGAAATGTTAAATGCTCAACAACAGATGTCTACTAATCAAGCTATTACTCAAGGCGTATCACAGGCTGCAATGATGGATCTTCAACAAACAGGTGGTCAAGGTATTCAACAGGCTATGCAAGGAATGCAACCGCCGGGGTAATTTAAATGAGGGGGCAAGGGCGTGGACAATACAGAATTACAAGAACAACTTGTTAGAATTAAGCAACAGTTAGAAGATTGTCGTGAAGAAAACAATCGTAAGTTAAAGACTGCATACGAAGATTGTGCTAACATTAAGCAGGGTCTTGAGAAAAAAGTGCAGAAGATGACTCTTGCTGCTGCTGTTACTGGCACGGTAGTTGGTGGTGAAGTATTAAGTAAGGTAACTGAAACGGTAGAACAGGTTACTGGTCTTACAGATACGCTTGGTGCAGCACCTAAATCAACTAAAGATCCTTATGCTCTTGATTTAGATTGGATTACTCCAGAAATTAAGATGCCTGATAATGATACAGCAGGCGGTGCTGTGTTAGTTGATGGAGATCAAGATAGTATTTTTGATGCTAAAGAAGGCATGAAGTTTGATTTACTTGAAGATTCATGGGCTAGTATTCCTAATCCTGCACAAGATTTAGAGACAGAAGCTGACTTAACTCAGGCTGCTGAGAAAGAATATTTCTTTTTAACCGAAGATGAAGACTATTCTATTGCAGAAGGTATTGGTTACTTTGTTGCTAGAGCTGAAGTAGAAGAACTTGTTGAAGAGCTAGAGGCTGAAGAGTCTTTAATTGAATTAGTTACTGAAGAAGAAACTCTATCTATTGAGCAAGCTGAAGTAAAAGAAATTAAAATAGATCAACCAGACGAATACATTCCTCCACCTCCTGTTGTTATTCAACCTGAGCCTGAGATGATTGTAGTGGCTGAGTCTAAAGGAGTGTGGGCGTTGCCCTTATTATTATTTTGGAAACCAAGGAGGCGTAATGGCTAAGAAGAAAGCTAAGAAAAAAACCAACAAAGATGCATGCTATCGTAAAGTAAAAGCAAAGGCTAAGGTCTTTCCATCTGCGTATGCATCTGGTAGAATTGTACAGTGCCGAAAAGTAGGTGCTGCTAACTACGGCAATAAGAGTAAAAGAAAGAAGTAAGTAATGGCTAAAAAGAAATCTGCTACATCTGGTGGTTTACGCAAGTGGTTCTCCCAGAATAAAGGTAAAGGTTGGATCGACTGCAAGACCGGCAAACCTTGTGGCAGAAGTGGGAAGAAAGATAAGAACCGTCCCTATCCCGCCTGTCGCCCCACTAAGTCTCAGTGTACTTCAGCTGCCAAACGTAAGACTGGACCTGCTCGTATTTCTTGGAAAAAGAAAACTAAAAAGAAGAAGACAAGAAAATGAAACGTAGAGATCCAGCTAAAGGTACTGGCAAGAAGCCTAAAAAATCAGGTCGTAGATTATATACTGATGAGAATCCTAAAGATACTGTGCCAGTTAAATTCAGTAGCGTAGGAGATATTAGAAAAACACTAAGCCAAGCTAGTTTTAAATCTAAGTCACACAAGAGACAGTCTCAAATTATTAATCTTATTGAACAACGTTCAAGAGTTGCTAAAGGTAGGACTAAAGATCCTGCTAAGAAGCGAAGTCTAACAGCTGCTCATTCTTATATCGTTAAAAAGAAAGAAGCAAGTAAACGTAAAACCCAACGCATGAGGAAAAAGAAATGAGAAAAAACGGTAAGAAAAAAACTATGAAGAAAAATGGTAATGGCAAGAAGTTAACAGCAGCACAAAAGACGTTGCCTCCTTTCTTGCAAGCAAAGATTAAGAAGGCTAAAGCAAAGAAAGGCAAGAAATGAAGTATATTGCACTGTTATTATTAGCTGGTTGTTGTTCTGGCAAATGTATTAATGTTGAAATTAAAGCAGGTGGAGATGTTATTATGGGCGAAGAGTGTGAAAAATGTCCAGTTGCTCCTGCTATTCGTAAAAAAATAATGGAACATAAATCAAAAGCACGGTATAATATGCAAGGTCAGAAACTGTAAGGGGGATTAGTCATGGCAAAAAAGAAACGTAAAGGTAGTATGAAAGGTATGTCAGTTAAAAGTGGTGATAAAAGACCTACAAGTAAGGGTGCTGGAATGACCGCTAAAGGCGTGGCAAAATACCGTAGACAAAACCCCGGATCAAAACTTAAAACTGCTGTGACTGAAGCTAAACCTACAGGTAAAAGAGCTAAGCGACGTAAGAGTTACTGCGCTAGGTCTGCTGGTCAAATGAAAATGCATGGTGTTAATTGTAAAAAAACACCAAAGAAAAGAATATGTGCAGCAAGAAGGAGATGGAGATGCTGAATAGTTTATTGGGGGCTTGTTTATTAATTAATGGTAGTGGGCCTCCAACTGATCCTGATTCAGTTGCTATGTGGATTGATGATCTTGGTAGGTTAACTCCGTTTGGCAGAACCTTTGATGTTTATATTCAAACAGGTTTTGATCCTGACTTTAGTTATCCTAATGGAGATCCACGCCGTCCGTATATGATTGGTTGTACTCGTGGTAATGAGTCACCAGCTAGATCGTTTCAGTGGATGATTGAAGGTGATGTATTTAAAAACCACAGGCCAGACCATCTGTACCCATGGCTAGAAAACTGCCAAGAGTGCATTGACTATTGGAATCAAGACACTGGCATTCTTTGCCCCGAAGCCGGAGAGTATTGGGAGTGTATACAA